GATGCTGTCTGGCTTCTCAGTATAGCTCACAGAGTTGTTAGCCAAAGCTCGTTGTGGATTGTTCTCCCACCATGCACCTGACTTAGCGTGACGCATACGATCATCTGATAGGTTGCTCAATGAAATCATAGCTGAACGTCTAACGCCGCCTACGACGACCACCTCACCGATCTTACACATGATGTCGTGACATTCGATAGAAGATAGCTTACGTCCTGTAGCACCCTTGAATGTGTGGACGACAAAGTTGAACAAGTCGATCAGAGGTGCTGGACCTGATGCGCGACCACCAAAGGTCTTTAGTCGAGCGCCAGCTGGACGTACCTTGGAGACATCCCACTTGGGAACCTCACCACTGTACAGAAGAGCAATGACCTGACGTAGAGCCTTAGCCCAGCCTTCCTTGCTGTCCTTCACAACGATTGTAGTATCGCTATTGAATAGAGCCTCTGGAACCTCTGGCAGCTTGTTGATGTACTGACGCTCGACTGAGAACCCAACGCCTGTCCCACAAAGCAAGATGAACATAGCTTGGTCAAAGCTCTTGATGTTCTTAACTGCTAGGTAGCTACAGTTGTACATGGCTGTATTGTCACGGAGTGCTGCTGGACCAGCGGTCATAAGAGAGCGCATGGATGGCATAACGTCGAGAGATAGGATAGCCTCTCCAATCTGACGAACATAGCTGTCGTCTCCTGCTACAGGCTTTACGATGTTATCCATGTAACGATCTACAGTCTCGCCCCATGTCTCACGGCGTCCCTCTTTGTCCAGCCAACGTGCATAACGTGACTTGTGGATGAAGGCTTGGTAGTCTGTTGGTAGTAGGTTGCTCATTCGCCGCGTCCTCGCATTGTTTTATCTTCATCTAACCAGACCATACGGTCAATGTCTTCTCGGCTAATGCCAATGTCCTTTAGTTCCCTATCGGACAGTCGGTTCAGTATCTTGATTGCCTGTCTATGCTCTGACCACATCACACAGTACCTCATAAACCTCACGAATATGTTGTTTACCCATCTTGCCTTCATCTGTTGTCTCCATTTCCACTGAGTACCCCACGGGCCTCACGATCATTTAACTTGTCCATGTTGGTTTGCATAACCGTCTGTAGGTCGCTGTAGAAGTAGTTAGCGATAGCTGTAGTGTAGAACAGTACGTCACCAAGCTCTTTCACAATGTCTTTCTGGCTTGGGCGAGAGCCATCCCGTATCATCTTCTTAACCTTCTCGGCTACCTCTCCCGCTTCCCCTACGAGACCTAAGACGTTTTCCACTAGGCGGTCGTTGCCTTCAGTCATAATCTTATCTTCTACCCAGTATGAGTAGTCTAGTGCGTTTGCATCTACAATCTTAAATGCGTCTATGTCCTCTTGAGTAATCATACTGTTCTCCCATAAAACTCTGTTGGTGTAGTAGGTGGCAAGAAGGCGTCAAACAGATACCAAGCGCAGTTATCTTTACCGCTACTCTTGCTGTCTTCGATCCACTTAACCCTGCCTACGCTAACCACCTTGACGCAATACGACATCAAGATAGCTGATTGTTTAGTGTGCATCCAGTCGGCATCAAACAGGAGCCAAGTCGGACACATCTGCGACCATCTTTCGATAAACGGATGCAGTATCTTTCTGTCCCACGGAGGGTTGGTAATGCAGTAGTCTACGACACCATAGCCGCCAAACTCTAGGTCTAAGGCGTCATGCCTTACGACCCTCTTGTCTCTAGGCTCAATGTCACAGGCAAACAGACATTCTCCATGTCCCTCCGTGAGCGTCTCTAGGTGGTCTATCAAGCGCCCGTCACCCGCACAAGGCTCTATGTAGTCAAACGAGTAGGGCAAGTGCGGGATCAGAGGCTCAACAGCAGCCAAGGGGGTCGGGTAGTAGTCCCTCGGCACCCTGTCAAAATTACTTCTTTTACCCATATAGTTGTTGCAACCTCTTCAGTGACACAAACTCTGGCTCGTATGTACCATTACTAATCTCACGCTTAATGACAACACCCTTCCACCAGTCTAGGTTAGCTTGACCTGCCCAGCCCTCTTCAGCGCCCTTGAAGCAACCTACAACCATTCCGATAGCACCAGCTGCATCTTTGAACTTAACGTCACGCTTGTGGCTGTGACCGCAGGTAGAGCTTTTATATCGGTGGGCCAACATACTGTTAGCGTGGTGTAGACCTGACATAGCAGTCCCATAGTTGCCAGAACTAAAGAAGTGAGCATAAGACACCCCATCATAGTCAGCGATAGCGGGTGCTGAGTTGTGGTACTCATGGTACTCGTCGAACCAATGGTCAGTCTGCAAGTGCTTGAACGACACCCCATACTTCTCACCCTCTACACGAGGATCGTGCTTCAAGGCTTTCTTGATACGGTTTTCGTGGTTTCCTTCAAAGCCAAACCAAGCGGCGCGTTTGTATTTCCTAGTAGAGGGCTTCCGTCTAAGGCGGTCCATCGCTTCATTGTAATGTTCAATATCCGATTGGTAACTTTGGCTAACAATAGCTTCAGGGTATCGACCATCAAAAGTGTTAAGAGAGCGCATATCGGCCCCATCACCAAGGTCAATAACGTAGTTAGGGTTAACTTCATAAATTAGCTCTCCTAGCCAATCAAACCTCTCGTTGCTAGTAGACGGGTCGCTGTGAGCACAGCTAAAAACAATGGCGGTTTTAGGCATCGTAGCCTCCTCCGTTATAGGGTATCTTTATTTCCACTGGCTCTATTGAGCTTAAGAACAGTGATTGAAAGTTGTATGCAGAGTCGAAGTCGTTAAAAGGAATGTCGTCGGTGAACATCTCCTTAGCCTCGACATCCTCTATCCTACAGGTAAGAAACCAGTCACCATCCTCGTCTTCAAACGGTCCCCCAAAGACACGATGTACGTTTAAGATTATGTCAGCCATTCGTCGGGTATCCTCTTATCTGCGTAAATGAAGCCGTGTTTCTCAGCCCACATACCTAGCGTTGTTTTTGATCCTTTACGAATCTTAGCCCGACTATTGCTGAACACAAACCTTATGTCAAGCTCAGGGTGTTGCTTCTTTATCTCTAAATGTTTCATCCTGTCATCTACTGTGAAGCGTCCTTTTGACTCAACTATCACACCGTTAGGCAAAATGAAGTCGGGGGTGTAACTCTTGTTGCGGTGCAAGACCCACTTGATCTTCATGGTCTCGTACCCGAAAGCTACACCCCTCTGTTTGAGGTCTTCTGATATGTCATCCTCAAGCCCAGAACGGTAACCGTGCTTTATAGCTTGTTGTCGTTTCGAGCTTTTGGAGGCAACCATATCTCACCCTCTTCCCTTCGTAACCAGAGTAATCTGGCGTTCTCAATGACCCTCTCTTCGTCACCATCATAGGCTTTGACGACACGATCCCAAAGGTCTTCTTCTTCTGTAGCACCGTCCAGTATCTTCTCTGCCTTCTTAGGCCCAACCTTGAACAAACCAACAATGTTGTCAGCCCTATCTCCAGTTAGTATTTGAGTATAGAAGAACTTGATACCTTCGTCTGGTGTTACTTTCGTGTAATCCCCTCTGACAATGTTGAAGTGCCAACAGGGTATCTGTAGCATATCTTTGTCAATAGAGGCGACACAAGCATCGTAGCCTAGTCGGGCGGCTTCAATAGCAATGAGGTCATCGGCTTCCTCTCCTTCGCTTATAGTGGCTTTATACTTGCTCTCCATGTAGTCTCTGGCGTGTTGCAAGTGTCGGGGTTTCTGAACGCTTTTCCTGTTTCCCTTGTAGACATGAGACTTGGCAATCTCAAATCGGAAGTTACCCTTACCAGTCAGGTAAACGATGTAATCTTCCAGTATCTCAGGGAACAGTACAGTCTTGTCTAAGATGAAGTCGATGAGGGCGTCAACCTTTGCTTCGGTATCCTTTGCCCCCATCTGTTCAGTGGAGAAGGCTGCACGGTACGCAATGATGTCCCCGTCGATCAGTACCTTCCCCATGTCCATTTAGACATCTCCCCAGTGCATATCCCCTGCATCATCCTCAAAGCCTACCGCCTTGACGTATGTGTAGCCCATAGCTACAGCAGCATTTGCGAATACCGCAGCTAGATCGCTAAGGTCCATGACGTGATCCCGTGAGATGTCAGAACTTCCATCATATCCATCCTCGTCCTTGTCCATGTAGGCGTTAACAGTTACTCGCATTATTTGCTCCCTTAAATGATGAACAACTCATCGTCTTCTGTTACTTCACTGTTGCTCTCGTATGAAACGTGTTCAGTTACACCAATGTTTAGGAGACGAACCCCTGCACCCTTGGCATAGACTTCAAACTGTACTTTAGCTTTAGTACCATTCCCAAGTGGACCATCGTCATCGAAAGACCACATACGCTTGTTATCTCGACCATCGGTCAGGTTAACAACCTTTGGTGCGCCACCATAGTCTACCTCAACAGGAGCGCCTGTCTTGCTGTCGGTAAAGGTCTTTACGTCTGACACCTTACGTTTAACCTTCATGTACTGACCGATCCCGTAATCAGCATTTCCTTGGAGGATGCGATTGCTGTTCATGGGGTGAAGGTCCAGACCCTCTTTCTCAAGTAAGTCGATCTGACTTTGATCTGTGAAGTATGCGTTGACGATAAACTGACCACCGTTTTGGTAGATAGCTTGTGCAGCCCGTGGCCCGTCAGGTGACCCCATGTCTGCGTTCTGCTCAAATACTTTTGCATATTCGAGTACCATGTCCATTGTGTATTTAGCCATTATCGAGTTCCTTTCGGCTGTTGGTATATAAGTATAACGTCGGATTTAAGCGAAGTGTAAAGCTCCGTCAGAAATAAATTAGTGGATGTCTGCGTAGGTCTTTCCGAACTGAGCATCGACACCAAGTGGCACGTTCAGTTGTAGCTTATCATTCAGTTTTTCAATAGCTTGCTCCATCGTAGCTTTAGTTTTATCTTCCTCTCCAGCGTTTACCAGAGCAATGATTTCGTCATGGAACTGACCGATAGTTTTGATGCCATTCTTACGACATAAAGCGACCCAACTATCGAAGCAGAACACACCAGTTCCTTGGTTCAGAGTAGAGAACCTATCCTTCTCACTGCGTAAGCTGTACCAGAAGCCAGAGACCGGGTTCTGTAGCCACATTCCCTCAAAGAACGTCTTTGTACGGACGGTGTTTGCTACACGCTCTACTGACCAGTTACGAGACCAGAAGGCATCTAGGAGCTTCTTGCAGTCCTTTGTAGCCATGCCAGTAGTACGGGACAGGGTAGTTGCACCAACGCCATAAGTTGCGCTGTAGTTGACTACCTTGTA